TATTCACTTTAGTTAATGATATTGATAATGATCAAAATGCAGCAACCACTGTTGCCGAAGAAGCATATACTGCTGCTGGAACTCTTGAAACTGTTCAAGAAAATATTATTTCTATTAGAAATGCAAGAATTGAACAAAAGCAAGAGTTTGAAGAAAGAAATGTTAATAGAACTCTTGGAACTCAAGTTGTTTCAAGTAGAGTAATAGGTCAGTCTTCATCAGAAAGAACTATCGGATGGTATGACCCACTTGCACAATCTTTCTTGGTAGAGGATGACACTGGTGTATTCTTAACTAAATGTGAGGTGTTCTTTAGATCCAAAGATGACATGGATATTCCAGTTGTATTCCAACTGAGAACCATGGAAAATGGCTTCCCAACTCAAAAAGTCCTTCCTTTCTCCGAAATTGTCTTGGATCCGGGTGATGTTCAGACCTCGGCAGATGGATCGGTAGCAACCACATTTGAGTTTAAGGCACCTGTTTATCTTGAGGGTGGAAATAATGAATATGCAATATGCTTGGCATCTAACTCCACCAAATATAGTGTTTATATTTCAAGAATTGGTGAAAATGATCTTCTTTCGGATACATTTATTTCCAATCAACCATATCTTGGATCTCTCTTCAAATCTCAAAATGCTTCTACATGGGAACCAAGTCAATGGGAAGATCTTAAGTTCACTCTTTATAGGGCAGATTTCTTAGAGTCTGGTTCTGTTGAATTCTACAGCCCAGAACTTACAGAAGGTAATAATCAAATTCCAACCTTGATGCCAGATTCTTTAGTATTCAACTCAAGAAAGATAAGAGTTGGTCTTGGAACAACAATTGCTGATAGTGGATTTGTGAACGGAAATACATTTTCTCAGCAGGGAACAAATGCAACAGGAAATCTTGTTGGAACTGCCGGTTCTGCTACTAGTAATTTAACGATTACAAGTGCTGGTATTGGATATACCCCAAGTAGTGGTGGATTTACTTTCTCTGGAGTAAATCTTGTATCAATCAGTGGCAATGGTAGAGGAGCTACTGCCAATATTACTATCAATAACGGAGTGGCAGTTGCAGCAACAGTTGCAAACGGTGGATCTGGGTATCAAGTTGGAGATGTTCTTGGAATTACAACAATTGGTGTTTCCTCTGTTGGTAGAAATGCAAGATTTTCTGTAGTTTCTATTGGAATGACTAGTGAACTTATTCTTGATAACGTTCAAGGTGAATTTATTGTAGGATCTGCTAATACTATTTTCTACACAAATAATTCTGGCATTACAACGGAATTAAATTATTCAAATGGCGGAGATGTTCAAATATCAGCAATTAATGTTGATTCTGATGGATTGCATGTCAAAGTAAATCATCAAAATCATGGAATGTACTTTGACAACAACCTTGTTAAAATTTCTGGAGCACAATCCGACATAAAACCAACAAAACTAAGTTCTGCTTATGATGTTGGATCTGTCGGTGCAATTTCTGTTGATAGTGCAGTAAACTTTTCAACATTTGAAAATGTTGGAGTTGGTACAACTAATGTTGGATTGATACGTATTGGAAATGAGATTATTGAATATACTAATGTTTCTGGAAATACTATTGGAGGAAATATTGTAAGAGGTGTTAATCCAAAAACATATCCAGTGGGAACTCCAGTATACAAATATGAACTCAATAGTGTCAGTCTAGCAAGAATCAATAAAACTCATGATTTATCCGATGTAACTATCAGTAATCCAATTACTTTTGATTCTTATTATATCAAACTTGATATGTCGGAAAAATATAATGTTAATAATGATGATAGAAGTGATGATAGTGGATATCCAAAACTTTATGTTGGACAAACAAAATCTACTGGTGGATATGAAATAAAGGCATCTCAAAATATGCCGTTTGAAATTATTACACCATCTGTTCAAAATATCACTGTACGAGGAACTAACTTAACTGCAGAAGTTAGAACCACCACAAGTCAGTCATTAAGTGGTAATGAAATTCCATTTATAGATGCTGGATTTGAATCTGTTGCTCTGAACAAGTCAAATTACTTAGAGACTCCAAGAATAATTTGTTCAAAAGTTAATGAAGATGTTCAACTTACGAACATTCCTGGAAATAAATCAATGAATTTGAGATTATTCCTTAATACTACTGATACAAGATTGAGTCCGGTTATTGATGCACAGAGAGTTAGTACTATTTTAACCTCAAATAGAGTCAATAGCATAATATCAGATTATGCAACAGATAGCAGAGTAAATGGAATCTTTACAGATCCTACTGCATGTCAATATATTTCTAAAGAAATTATTTTGGAAAATCCAGCTTCTTCATTGAAGATTCTTTTGAGTGCTCACATTAATGAGAATAATGATATCAGAGCATTTTATGCCATTAGTGATAAGCAAGGATTTGAACCAATCTTTGAGCCATTCCCCGGATACGAAAACCTAAACAGTAGAGGTCAAGTGATTTCTCCAGAGAATAATAATGGTCAATCTGATGTTTTTGTACCAAAAACAAACTTTAAAGGATTTGAAGGGGAAACTTTAGAATATAGAGAATATACATTTACTGCAGATCAACTTCCATCATTCAGATCTTATAAAATTAAGATTGTAATGACATCCACTGATCAAGTATATGTACCAAGAATGAAAGATTTAAGAGTCATTGCTTTAGCATAATATGGAATACTATGGTGTAGAGGGTCATGCAGATCTTGCAAGAGACCCAGAAACAAATTCTATCGTAAACGTAAATTCATTTGAATATGAGCAATACGTCTCAAGACGTAAAGTTAAAGATAAAAAGAATCAAAAAGTACAAAACATTGAAGAAAAAGTTGCTAGTATGAAAAGTGATATTGATGAGATCAAATCAATCCTAAAGGAGTTGCTCAATGGATCCAAATAAAATTAATCTTGAAAATCTTACGAAAAGTTTTGAATATATAAAACTTTCAAATGAAATAGATAGTTGTGAAAATATTGAACAACTTAAAAACATTGCAAAGTGTTTTTGTAAACTTTATTATAAGCAACAAGAAACTCTTTCTATTATAGGAATACCAAATGCCGAGTAGAAACATAACCTTTGATTTAGATGCAGGAGTACCAAAGGCGGCAAATCTAACAATTTATACTGGATCAGATTTCTCTGCAACTTTTAATGTTGTTGGACTTTCCAATTCTCCATTTAACTTCGAGAACTGGACAGGATCTTCTCAGATGCAAAAAAGTGCCGGCATTGGTGCAACTACAGTTCCAACCGCAACATTCACGGTTGGATTTACTAGTGCGGCTGGTGGTAAAGTAAAAATATCACTAGGATCTACTGCAACTAGAAATCTACAAGAAGGAAGATATATTTACAACCTTTTAGTTAGTTCTGGATCAACAATTTACAGTTTGGTTAACGGAAATATTTTGGTTATTCCTGGTATTTCTTCTGCACCCTAAATATCATTAGGAAACTTGTAAATAAATGGCTCAACCAACAAGTAGAACAGAATTGGTAAACTACTGCAAAAGGCAGTTAGGAGCTCCTGTATTGGAGGTAAATGTTGCCGATGAGCAAGTAGATGACTTAGTGGATGATGCTCTTCAGTTTTTTCATGAGAGGCATTTTGATGGAGTAACTCAAACTTTTCTGAAGTATAAGATTACACAGGCAGATATTGACAGAGGTAGAGGTAGAGGAGGAAATAATCCTATCGGTATTGTAACTACTAGTGCAAGTACAACGATAGATGGATCATCTGTTCAATTTGATTATGAAGAAAATAGCAATTATCTACAAGTTCCTCCATCTGTTATAGGAGTTCAAAAGATATATCATTTTGATGGATCAAATACTGTAACAAATAATATGTTCAGTGTCAAATATCAATTATTTTTAAATGATATTTACTATTGGGGATCCACTGAACTTTTAACCTATGCAATGGTAAAAACTTACCTTGAAGATATTGATTTTCTACTCACAACCGAAAAACAAATTAGATTCAATCAGAGAATGGATAGATTATATCTAGACATTGATTGGTCAAGTGTTACTGTAAATGACTATTTGATAATTGATTGTTATCGTTTATTGGATCCAAATGATTTTAGCAGAGTTTGGAATGACTCTTTCTTAAAAAAATATTTGACTGCTTTAATAAAGAAACAGTGGGGTCAAAACCTAATTAAGTTCCAAGGAGTCAAACTCCCAGGTGGAGTTGAATTAAATGGTAGACAAATATATGATGATGCTCAAAAAGAAATTGATATGATAATGGAAAAAATGTCAAATACTTATGAACTTCCTCCACTGGATATGATCGGTTAAACTTATGCTTAATCCATTTTTTCAACAAGGATCAAGATCTGAGCAAAATCTTATTCAAGATTTAATCAACGAACAGTTGAGAATGTATGGTGTGGAAATACATTATCTTCCCAGAAAATACGTCACAGAAAAAACGATATTAAGAGAGGTTATTCAGTCAGTATTTGATGATGCATATCCCATTGAAGCATATGTAGAAAACTATGAAGGATATTCTGATAATCCAGTATTGCTATCAAAATTTGGTATTCAGCAAACTCAAGAGGTAACTTTAATAATTTCAAAGGAAAGGTGGGAAACATATATTCAACCTTTGATTAAAAATGAAACAAATATTAAACTATCAACTAGACCAAAAGAAGGAGATTTGGTTTATTTTCCTCTCGGAGATCGTTTGTATGAAATCAAATATGTTGAACACGAAAAACCATTCTACCAATTACAAAAAAATTATGTTTATGAGTTGAGATGCGAACTCTTTAGATATGAAGACGAACTTATCGACACTGGAGTTGATAATATTGATGATATTTTAGTTGGAAACGATGAAGACGGACTTACTGAAGATGGAATTCCTACTATTTTAGGTCCAACTCAAACTCTTACTCTTGTTGGTGTTGGAGTTACTGCTACAGCAACGGCAAGTTTTGTTAATGGTGGAATTAGATATATTACAGTCACTAATAGAGGAGGAGGATATAGTAGTATTCCTACAATTGGTATTTCTTCAGCACCAATCGGTGGAGTCACTGGAGTTGCAACTGCAAGAATGATTGGAGGAATTAATGTTTGCAACTTAAATGTAAACGCAAGTCTAAAATCGGTACAAAATGTAGATATTGTAAATGCTGGTTCTGGTTATACAGTTGCTCCACTAATAAGATTCTTTGGTGGAGGTGGATCAGGGGCAGCTGCTACAGCTTCCATAGGTGATGGAGTGGTTGGTATAATTACTATCACTTCTGGTGGTTCTGGTTATGTTACAGCACCAACAATTACCTTCACTGGAATATCAACAGTTTCTGCTGCGGCAACAGCAGTTGTTAGTGCTGCCGGAACAATCACTGCAATTAACATAACAAATACTGGACTTGGATATACAGAGGCACCGACAATAACAATTTCAGATCCAAGCACTGGATCATTTGGAGATTTTGTATTTAATGAACTTGTTACTGGGTCAATAAGTGGAACAACAGCAAGAGTTAGAACTTGGAACTCTTCCACAAATATTCTTGAAGTTTCTAATATTACCGGATCATTCAGTATTGGGGAAAATATAGTTGGATCAACATCTGGAGCTTCTCACGGACTTCGTGTTATAGATACAAATCCAACAAATGATGGATTTTCAGACAACTTTGATATTGAAACAAGTGCAGATTCTATTATAGACTTCACTGAGCAAAACCCATTCGGAATTCCATAAATAAAAATTAACTTGGTTAAATAATAACATAATAAGGCACAAAAAATGTTTGAGTATTTTTACAACGAAATTTTAAGAAGAACCATTATTTCTTTTGGTAGTTTATTTAATGAAATATCAATAAAACATAATGATTCTTCCGATAATGTAGTTAGCGTTATAAAAGTACCTCTTGCATATGGACCAACTCAAAAGTTTCTTGCTAGGCTAGAGCAATCTGCAGATTTAAATAAATCAACATCTATGACATTGCCAAGAATGTCATTTGAGTTTACTGGTTTAGTTTATGATCCTTCCAGAAAAGTTACTACAACTCAACAATTTGTTGTAAAGGATCCTACAAATGGAACGGAAACAAAAAAAATGTATATGCCCGTTCCATATAATATGCAATTTGAATTGAGTATTATGACAAAACTT